ATGGCCCGCGGTATTGTGTGGAAGAAACTCAAGAACAAACTGGCAGACCTTAACTGGATACAAAAGACAAATGAAACAGAACTCTCAATCGTCCTTCGCAATGGCTCTACTATCACTCTTAAGGGAGCTGACAACTATGACAGCCTACGCGGTGTGGGCCTTGATTTTATTGTGCTTGATGAGTTTGCTGATATTTCCCCTGATGCTTGGTATGAAGTGCTACGCCCTACTCTCTCTGACAAGCAGGGTCGTGCTCTTTTCATTGGCACACCCAAGGGCATTGGCAACTGGGCTTATGAAATATATCAGAACACGCTAGAAGATCCCAGTGCCTGGAGCTCATATAGTTTTACCACAATTGAAGGTGGCAATGTTCTTGAGGAAGAGATTGAATCAGCCCGTAGAGATCTAGATGAACGCACCTTTCGCCAAGAGTATCTAGCAACCTTTGAAACATTCTCAGGACGCATATACTACGCATTTGATCGTGCAGCCAATGTGCGTAAATACGAAGGTAATACTCCTGATGTAGTCTATGTGGGTATGGACTTTAACATAGATCCAATGTCAGCTGTGATTGCAGTCAGATCTGGAGATACCTTACATATCATAGATGAAGTGAGATTGTTTAGTTCCAATACCAAAGAGATGGTTGATGAGATTAAACAACGATTTCCCAAATCAAAAGTCTGGGTTTACCCTGATCCTGCTGGCAGTCAACGCAAGACATCAGCAGGAGGTATGACTGATATTACCATATTACAGAACGCTGGATTCGTTGTGAAAGCACCAAGAGCACACACTCCAGTCCGTGATCGCATCAATGCTGTGAACAGTCGTTTATGCGACAGCACTGGCATTAGAAGGCTGTTTATAGATGGCAAGTGTAAATATACTATTGAGGGATTAGAGCGTCAGACCTATCGTGAAGGCAGCTCACAACCTGACAAAGACAGTGGTTATGATCATATGAATGATGCATTGGGATATATGGTAGATTATCTATTCCCAGTTCGTAGAGATATTGACCCTGAACTATTAACACCACAACGCTGGGGCCACGCTCTCGCTTAACAAGGACAAGTAAATGAACATTATTCAAACGCTATCAGATGAACTTAAGAGCTTGCTACAGGGCAATCTACTGTATGAAACCTACTATCCACAGTGGGAATACCTGCTACAAAGTTATGTAGGTGGCCAAGAATACAAAGACGCACAACACCTAACACGCTATCAACTTGAAACTGATGCAGAATATCAAGGGCGTATTAGAACAACTCCACTTGAGAATCACTGCCAATCAGTGATATCAGTTTACAATTCATTCTTGTTCCGTGAAGAACCTGAGCGTGAGTTTGAAGGCTTAGAAGCATTACCAGAACTGCAAGACTTTCTTGAAGATGCTGACCTTGATGGTCGCAGTCTAGATAGTTTTATGAAGGATGTGGCCACCTGGACTTCAGTGTTTGGACACGCTTGGATTATGGTATCCAAACCCAATGTAGGTGCTACCACAGTAGCGGATGAACAAGCAATGGGCGTTCGTCCTTATGTTAGCCTATTGACCCCAATGGTTGTATTAGACTGGCAATACCAGCGTCAGCCATCAGGAAGGGTGGTCTTAACATACCTACGCTATCTAGAAGAAACCACAGGTGAGATGCGAACAGTCAAGACTTGGACACCTGAAACAGTAACAACATCAGTGATTGATACCAATAAGAAAGTATTGCAAGAAGAAATTATAGAAGTCAACGGCCTAGGCAAGATACCAGCAGTATGTGCCTACAATGGTAGAAGCATTGTGCGTGGCTTTGGCATATCAGACATTGCTGACATTGCTGATGCACAAAAGTTTATCTACAACTGCACTTCAGAAGTAGAGCAGGCCATTAGATTAGACAGTCACCCCAGCCTAGTTAAGACACCTGAGACACAGGCAGGCATTGGTGCTGGATCAATCATTCATATGCCAGACAATCTAGATCCAGGCTTGAAGCCTTATCTACTAGAGTTTGGCGGTGCAAGTGTAGACAAGATCTATATGAGCATACAGCATTCAATAGACAGCATAGACAAGATGGCCAACACTGGTGCAGTTCGTGCCACAGAAAGTCGCACAATGAGTGGTGTTGCAATGGAAACAGAATTTCAATTGCTCAACGCTCGCCTAAGTGAAAAAGCAGACAATCTAGAATTAGCAGAAGAACAGATGTGGACTCTATGGTGTGAGTATATGGGCACAGTCTGGCAAGGTGAAGTTGAATATCCAGGCAGCTTCAACATCCGTGATACTGCACAAGAGATCACACAACTGCAACAGGCCAAAGCAGCCGCTACCAATCCCAAGGTGTTTGACCTTATTGATGGTAAGATTGCAGAGTTTTTGGGTGAAGATCCTGAAGTTTACTTTGCCGCTGAAATGGCTCAAGGTCAAGAAGTCTTGCCCGCTGAGCCTGTGTTTGAGCCTCACATAATGTGCAATGCAGAAGGTGATGAAGTCATTGCCCGCACTGAACAAGAACACATTGCCTATATGGCACAAGGTTATTATCACAAAGATGAAGAATATTAAGGAGACCATTATGGGAAGAGGCCGTGGACGAGGCAAGAAGCCACCAAAGCGTTAATTGGCTAGAATACTTTGAGAGCATTCAACAAGAATGTCCTTGGAGTCTTAAAGCCTACAAACAAGGTGCCATTAGCATTGAGCATTGGCACGATACAGATACACTAGAGCCATTGGGCAACTATCAGGCTAGAATGTATATTGTAGATTATCCTGATTCAATTGTTGAGGCAATGGCTGAAGAATTAGACTGTGATGATCAAGAATCAGAATGGTTGTTTTCATATCCTGGCTATGGAGAATTTGCAACACCAGTCAAGGTGTTGATCCAACAGAATAGAAAACAATTAAACGATCTAAGAATCCGTTTATCTGAGTGATATTACATCATTCTAATAAATAACATATTAAACACTCTCAAGGAGGCGATGCACAATGTCAGATAATACATTGGTGAACGATACGGCAACTGATGCCAACAGCGTTAATAATACTGAAAATCAGGCACCAGCAACTAAAACCTATAGTCAAGATGAAGTAGATGGAATGATGGCCCGTATGAAGGGTTCATTAGAAAAGAAACTTCTCAAACCCTATGAAGATCTAGGTGATCCAGCAGAACTCCGTTCTATTAAAACAGAATGGGAGAAGAAGCAACAGGAAACACAGGTCAAGAAGGGAGAATTTGAATCTGTGATTAAGGAATTGGCTGCTAAAAAAGATGCTGAAATCTCTAAAAGAGATTCTATCATTAAAGAATACAAAGTGAATGTTCCTATCCTATCTGCGGCGGCCAAATATAATGCGGTCAATGCTGAACAGGTCAAGGCACTGTTATCACAGAATGTTCGTATGAATGATAGTGGTGATGTAGAAGTGGTGGACGCTAAAGGATCAGTGCGTTATAATGACAAAGGTGAGTCCTTACAAGTAGAAGATTTAGTAAAAGAGTTTCTTGACACAAATCCTCATTTCAAATTAGCGAACCCAACAACTGCAAATACCAGAAGCAACATAGGAAACAAAGCACAGACTTCATTAGATATTACCAAATTGGATATGTCTAAAGCAGAGGACCGTGCGGCGTATAAAGAATATAAGAAGGCCAATGGTCTTCAATAACTTAAAGGAGCCTTAAAATGGCAGCATCAACTACAACAACCCTCAACGACCTATTGCCTACAATCGTTGCAGAAGCATTATTCGTGGCAAACGAGCGTTCCATTATGCGTGGCCTCGTTCGTAACTACACACTTGGCCAAGGTCAAGGTAAGACAGTTACAGTTCCAATCTATCCAAAGAGCACAGCCTCTCAGTTGACAGAAGGAACAGCATTGACCAACACCGCTATCTCTACAGATGGTGCAACTTTAACATTGCAAGAAGTTGGTCTAATGACATCAGTTAGTGATATCGCTATGATGGCAAGTGCCAGCAATGTGGTAGCAGACATTGGTCGTTTATTTGGCGAAGCAATCGCTCGCAAGATGGACGCTGACCTATTAGGTCTAGCCAACAGTTTGTCAGTATCAGTTGGTGGTGTTTCTACTGCCGCTACTCCAGCATTGATTTTCCAGGCTATTGCGAAACTACGCAGCCAAGGCTATGACACAGCTAATGACTGTGCTATCGTTCTACATCCTAATGTAGCATATGATGTTGCCAGCGTTTTAACATCTACTTTTGCCGCTCCTGCGTCAATGGTTGGTAATGACGCATTGCGTAACGGCTTTATGGGTATGTTAGGTGGCGTTCCAGTGTATCAGTCTAGCTTGATTGCACAATCTACTGCTTCTAGCAATGCCTCTGGTGACTATGCTAACTTGATTTTCCACCGTGATGCATTTGGTCTAGCAGTTCAACAAGACATCAAGATTGAAACACAGCGTCAAGCCGCTCTTCGTGGTTTTGACATCGTTGGTTCCGCAGTCTATGGATTTGGCGAGTTGTATGACGCAGCTGGCGTTGTAGGTATATTTGACTCAAGCATTGAGTAATCAGGAGAAAGATAATGGCTTTCATAACTGAATCAGGAACTGTCACAAGTTTCGCTGAGTTTCAAGATGTGGTGAACAAAGATCAACGCCTCTTTGACTCTAATGAAGGCCTCTCTGATGATTTAGTTGAGCAACAGTTGGTAAGGGCTACGGAACGCATACTCACAAAGTTGCGTGCCAGTGCGTGGTGGAGAAGCTATTATGTAGTTCGCTCCACCACTGCCATTACTACTACGGCAGACATTCCAGCTTTGAATGTCAACAGGATTAAAGCTCGCACCAATGACTTTACAGATCTTTGTGTTTACACTGCCTTGGCAGAGTTTATACTTCCTTCTATAGCAGACTTTGGTAAAGAAGATAATGCTGAAAGACAAAAGATGGGCTACTACTCACAGAAAGCAGACAACCTGTTTGGTGAGTTAATTGCCGCTGGTGACTGGTATGACTTTGATGGTGACAACACCATTGAGACAGACGAGAAATCACCAGGATATTACAATCTAAAGAGAGTGAGATGAGAACAGAAATACTTGATTATATCAACACTTTGAGTTTAGGTGGTTTCTTGTTAAGTCAGGAAATACCATTTGAAGATAATGGAGACCCTCTATATCTCAAGAACTTGAAAAAGATCTATGTTGGTATCACAGAGTATTCCACTGAACCTCTTATCACAACTTTAAGTAGTGATAATATCAATAGCGAAACTACAACCATTAGGATATTTTTTGCCGCAGATGCAAAATCATTACCTACAAACTATGAGACTCTAGTAGAAGATTTAAGAGCAGCCAAAGACATTGACACCATTGACGGAATCTTCCGTAGAGAAGTCAGTGTTGAAACTACTTTTGAATCAGATGTATTAGTCACACAGTTAGAAATACGATTAACTAAAATAACATAAGGAGCCAACTATGGCATATTCATCACCAAGTCCTGGCAATAGTAATTCTCAGGTAGTTCTACAAATAAATGTGATTGGAGCATCAGCTCCATCCGCAGTTATCACTGGAACTGCACCTGTAACCGCTATCGCTATGGGAACACCACTGGCAGTTCCCGCATTACAAGATGTAACTATCAACGCCGCTAACGATGTGTTTACTTGGAGTCAATTAGATTCTTCAGCTAAACAACAGGTAGCAACAACTTCAACAAACTCAATCTCAATGAATTGCGTTGTTGACCCAGACACATTCTTTGGAACAACTCTAGATGCTGCCTCAAACACAGCAGTAGCAGTGCAGGGTCTAATGGGTCTAAGTCGTAACAAGACCAAGATCGCATTTGCTTTGCGTTTCCTAGATGCGGCTGGCGACGGTGCTTCAACCACAACCAATGATCGTTGGATCAAAGGTCAGGGATACATTACTGGTCTAGCACCAACTGTATCTGCTGATAGCCCTGTATGGGTAACTCCAGTAACTATTCCAGTAACTGGCGAATACCTAGTAGCGGCAACAGTAGCGGCTTAATCCCAACCTGGGAGCGAATCGCCTAAGAAGCGACTGAAAGGGGGCGTAAAAACCCCCTTTCTTTTATGCTCAACTAAATACAAAGGTAAGCAGATGGATATACTAGATTCAAAGACTGACAAAGAACTCTTAGAGAGTTTGGTAGCAGAGGTTGCCAAAGCCACTAATGAAATAAAGTGTGCTCGTGGCGACATAGATAAAGCACAGAGCCGTATCAAGTTCCTACTTGTTATCGCTCACACAATGTTAAACAGACAAGGAGATTAACAGATGAAACTTTCACAACTGGCCGCTAAGCCACAACTAATAAAAATATTGCTTGACGATCCTTCTTTCATAGAAGAATACGGAGAGAGTCTTGAGTTTTTTACTTGGGATAGACAACCATTGGAAACTTTTATGAAGTTGGCCAATGCTAACCACCAAGACACAGGAGCAATGATTGACATTGTCAAGACACTGATTCTTGATGAAGATGCTAAACCAATCATTAAAGAAGATTTAATGTTGCCAACAAAACTATTGATGGCAGTCATTCAGAAAGTAGTAGAAACGCTGGGAAAATAATAGGCGAGGACATCAGCTGGGAGAGCCAGGAAGTCAATATGGTTCTCACAGTCAACAACCTCGCCAAAACATATAAGTTATTGCCCAGCGAAGTGATGGAGCGAGGCAATACCTTTGACTTGTATGTTATGGATATTGCCACTAGATATGAACGATATCAACAGCAGAAATCACAAGAAGGCTTTGGTAAAGGAGCACCTGCACCTAAGAGGATGCCCAGCACCAAAGAAATGATGGAAATGTTGAAGAGAGCGAAAGGAATAGTCTAATGCAGATAGAGTTAAAACTTATTGAAGATGGTATCACTGAAGATATAGAGCGTATCAAAAGTGAACTAAGAAAAGTGCCGCCAGAGTCACTGAAAGAGTTCAAGGCTTTAACTCCTATCCGCAGTGGCAATGCCCGCAGAAGAACTACGCTTAAAAATAACGAAACCATCCTGGCTAACTACCCATATGCCCAACGACTTGACGAAGGGTATAGTAAACAAGCACCCAAGGGAATGAACGAACCTTTTGGCAAATGGCTTGAGAAGAAGTTAAAACAGATATTAAGGGGCTAAAGGATGGCAACAAATCAACAGGTATATGAACTATTAGTCAAGACTAATAGTGCAGTTCAGAGTCTAACCTCATTACAGAACAACATCAAGAAGACCAGTGATGCCTTTGGTGGATTGAAAAATGCCATAGCAGGTATTGCCGTTGGTGCTATCATTAGAAGTCTATTGAACTTTGCTGATGGCATACAGGACTTGAGTGATGCCACTGGCATTGCCACTGCAAATATTCTAGGCTTCCAGAAGGCAGTATCAGCCTTTGGTGGCAATGCAGAGATAGCAGACAAGGCAGTATTAAAGTTAGTGCAAAACATTGGTGGTGCCGCTGAGGGTAGTGCTGAACTACAATATGCCTTTGGTCGTGTTGGCGTTAGTCTAAATGATCTTGCCACATTGAGTGAAGCAGAGATTCTCAAGAAGACCATTGATGGACTAGGTAAGATTACCAATCAGTCTGAACAAGCCATACTTAAAACACAACTGTTGACCAAAGAGTTCCGTAATGTTGCGGCTGCTGGACTAGGTGAAGCCTATGAAAAAAGCACAGCTGAAAGCATCAAGTATCAAGAAGCCATCAAGAATGCCGCAGAGGTGCAGGATAAACTTACCAAGGCCATTGGTGATGTCAAGATGCAACTGTTGAGCTTGATCAATGAATCAGGCATTCTAAAATACATTCAAGATTTAAGCATTGACAGTGAAAAACTCAAGACAGTAATACAGTTGGTAGGCATTGCCTTTGCCACATACTTTGGAGCGGCTCTTGCTGTCAACATTATCAAGATTGTTGAAGCCATAGCCAGTCTAACCAAAGCGGTCATTGCACTAGATGTGGCCACAATGCTGGCTGGTGGCAAGTGGAAGACCTTCCTTGACATCCTGTTAAAAGTAGGCAAGGCTGGTGCAGCCATTGGATTGCTAACATTCTCAGGCGATCTAAACAGTGGCGAAGATGAAGCCATTGCCAAGATCAAGAAACTTGAATTGGCTCTAGGCAGTCTAAGTAACACACAGAAAGAAACTTATCAAAAGTTAAGCATTGAAGACAAACGCCGTGTTGCTGATCTAATAGAAGCAGGCAAGAGTGCTGATGAAGCAATGAAGATGATTGTTGGCACTGGCAAAGGTGCAGACAAAGCCGCTGGTGGTGTTAAGAACTTAGGCGGAGCCATTAGAGAAATAATAGATCCATTCAAATCAATGAAGGAAGCACTAAAAGGCAGTGCTGATGACTTTGCTCGCCTAAACAAGAATACCATTGACAACATTATTCTTAACACCAGTCTTGTTGGTGTTGCTCGTCAAGAAGCAGAGATACGCAAGGCCAATGCTGATATTACACAAAAAGAAGAAGAAGCAATCAAGAAACTCACTGATGCCAAAGCCAAACTAACCAAAGAACAACAGAACGCAGGTCTTGGCGGTATCATTGAAGGTCAGATCAAACTGATTGAAAAACAGGCAGAAGCTGATAGAAAAGCCGCAGAAGAAGCAATCAAGAACAGCGAGACCCGTGTCAATGCTCGTAAGTTAGAAGAATACGCTATCAAGGAACAGATCAATCTTGAAAATGAAATGATCAAGATCCAAGATGAAATGGCCAAAAGCACATTAAGTGAGATTGCCAAGAAAGAATATGAAATTGTTGCCGCAGCCAAGGCTCGTGCCAAAGCAGAGATTGAAGCAGAAGAAGCTCGTCGTGGTAGCAAACTATCAGCTACAGAAGCCAAAGCCTATTATGATGCCGCAATCAAAGGCACCAAAGATCTAGTAGCACAGCAAAGAGCTGCCTATGACGACAGTCGTAGATTCTCTACAGGTTGGAAGCAGGCCTTAAATGAATATGTTGACAATGCTACCAATGCTGCCAATAGAGCAAGAAGCATATTCCAAAAAGCCACAAGCGGTATGGAAGACCTTATTGTAAAATTTGCCAAGACTGGTAAGTTTGAATGGAAAGGTTTTGTGTCAATGATGCTTGAAGAACTACTTCGTGCTCAAATTCAACAGATCTTTGCACAGTTAATGACTGGTATGAAAGACTCAATGGGCACTGGCGGTGGTGGAGGCGGTGG